GTGGTGTTGTTGTTGTTGTTGTTTTATTTTGTGCACCAGGAGTTTGTCTAGGGCGTGGCGGGTGTTTGCCATTGCCCTTGTCCCTCAATTTGGATTTATCGGTTTGCGGTTTGGGTTTACGACTTGGCTGCAGTTGGCTTGGCAACTGTAACTCAGCCTCAAGGTTCCCCAATAACGCATCCTTGACAATACTGGACATTTCACTTTTGCCACGTCCAAGTTTCTTTATGGGCGTGCTGGCGGCGGGTTTTTCGTTAGCAGTGGTGGTGGTGTCAGTGTCAGTGATTACTACGTTTGTTTCGGGCACTACGTTTCTTTCCTCACACATTGGAAACCTCATTAGGTTTTCTATGTTCGTGCAGGTACGTAAGTGCATTGCGAACTTGGTGTAGTCAAAATCAGGCATCATGTTACTTAAGTAATCATAACCCCAATCTGACACCTCATTTGGCCACTGTACTTCAGAGTCGTACGTGTCCCACCATCGTTCCAGACTTCTGTCAGTTTTTGTGGCAGTTTCACATGAGGCCAAGACGCTAGCAACTTGCAAGCAATATTCTCCAATCACGGGTGTGTTGGCGTCAGTCAAAATGTATGACCGTGCTTTTTGTGCAAGTTTGTCAATTGGCCTTATGTTTGGTGGCAACACCTTCGAGATGTGTAACTTTCTAAGTTGTCTAGGAATGTCACAAATCGAATTATTGTCACCATACCAAACATTAGGTGAATAAAATCTGGATAAGAAATTGACCCCTGTTTCTCCCCTTTTGATGATTGACGACTTAATCGCCAAACCGAGTTTTTCGGCAGCCCATTTGAGGCTTTCATCAGGGAGGTCGCCGGTGATTCCATCGTCTCCACCATACATACCAAGTTTTAACCACGCATCCCTTGGACTATAAAAAAGGTTGTCGGGGATCACATCAGTGGTTAATGGCTTGGTATGCCTTAATGCTACGTAGGCTGTGAACGCATTGGCAATAGTGTTTCCCAATGAAGTAAATGGCGAACCGGATAACCGGTTCCCGTCATTATGGTAACTAGACCCATGTGTGGCGTGCACTACCAAGGATATGTCGATTCGATGCAAACTTATCATCTCGATCAATGGTGCTGAACGGTGTGTTAATCCGAATGCACGCATCAAAACGAGTCGTTCCAACATGCGGATGAGGTAGTTGACTGTTCCATCAAAAACACTGAAATCAGACATGTTGGCACTTTGTGAGCTTTGGCAGATACTGGCTACAGCAGTGGCTATGGCCAACGGTGTCAACCCAAATGCGTACCATTGGACTTTGTCCTTGAAGTAGTCGGCGAGCGCATAAATGTAACTACTGAGCCACAATTTGGTGTTGCCGTCCAGGGCAGTGATGGGCCTCGGGGCTTTGGGTTCAGAGTAACATTCCTTCTTTATGAACATTGTCGCTTTGGGCTTGGGTTGATGGTATTGTGCCTCCTCTAATATCCTTTGTTGCATAGGCCGATCTTGTCTTCTCCATACTTCGTCCGTATCAACGGGTCGCAACATACCTTTTTCAGGAAACAACTGCTCGATAAATTCAGTCATGCATTGTATGATGAATTTGGAGGGTTTCGGGTTCGATCTCGCGGCTAATATACGTTTTTCAATACATTTACGCTCATTGTCCACATTATCAAATGGAACGAACGCCGGACTACATATCGGTGACATAAAAGCAACCATTGCTGGTTTTTGCTCTCTATCGTAGCCGGCTACGTAGTGTTGGTAATGATTGACCCCTAGCGTGGTGGGGCATATATAGTCGTGAACGACGCGGCCTGAAGATCTGAGGTATGAATATAACATGGTTATCGCTGCTTTGTCTTTCGCCCAGTCAAAATCCTTACAGTACTGCTCAACAGTTGCCATTGTCATTTTGACACTAGAAGTGTCAGCATTTGCAATAAGAGCAGAGAGTAATTCTTTGGGGACATTAGTTGTTGCGTATGCTCCAGCCTCTCCGATTGATGTGTAGAATTTGTCATTGGCGTGTACATCCAACGATAACCAGTTTTTGTCAGGGGTTTTTGTACATACCCGCAGTCGTCTCAAGGTACTAGTTTTAAGAGTGTTGTGTAAAATGTTGAAAGGCCAATAGTAATAATTTATTGGTATCAACAAAACAAACTCATGTAGTTTGTCCTTGCGTCGGCGCTCAACGAGGTAGTTGACTGTTCTTGGCCACTTGGTTATCGTTATTACGTCATCTGAATAGTTCCAAAGTTTATGTTTGTATTTAACTCCACCAGAAAGTGTATAGTTAATTTCATCATTCTCATCGAATGTGTAACTAACTTCAGGGGTATCCTCTGAGGGAACTCCGGCTACGCTTTCGGGCATGATCGCATACAACAATGTCAACTTAGGTTCTGACAAGAAGTCGTGCATGTCCACGTAATGATCTACGTCGCAAAGAAACCATAAAGGTTCCTGCGGTAACGGGTCGGCGTTGGCTTTTTGGAAGGTGTCCTTAGCTTCGTAGTATCCACGCACACCAACACATCCTTGTGAGCGTTGGGCACTTGAGTACTGCCAATTGTAAACTGTGGCACCTATCATACTTGCAAACAACTTGGCGAAATCTTCGGCTGCATTTCGATTGGCTGCTTGGTGGGGGTGGGGTTTGTCCTTATGTGGCATCCCAGGCATATCGGGGGTGTCCCGGAATGTTCCACGAAGAGTAGTTTCGTAACCAAGTGTCCTACGAGTCTTATCAAGAATGTAGGTCCGGATTGCATACCGGTATTCATGGACACATTTGGCCACAAAACACAAGGTTACGAACAGACAGGCGAACAATAACACTATAGGTGTATCATCCGTCTCTTCTCCATCGATTGAGCATTGTTCATCCAATGCCTCTGCGAATATAATTATCCTGGGATTATATCTATTTTGGCTAACATAGTTCCCAAATTCTTTTATGAACTCTAGGAATCTTGTTTGGTGGTGTTCCCACCAACCGGTGCCAAAGCCAATACATTTGATCCGATCAATGGTTGATTGATTGACCAGCATCCTTTGGTCAATGTAATACATACGGAAAACACCGTGTGAGTATAACAAGACTAGGATGAAGAACATGATTGACCAGGCTCCGATGATGTGGAACATCGTAACAAGCACCAACTTAATGATGTTTGCGACGAATTTGAGTATTTCTACAAACGTCATAAAAATGAGTTTTATTGTAGTGTATTCAATGTACCATAACAAGACCATAATGGCCAAAGCGGCAGAGGTAGGACTAACAGTAACACATGTTAAAATGAGCAAAAATGCTACCAATTTTAACAACATAATGGAGGTTTTAAGATTGATTAAATTAAAGAAAAGTTTTTAAAATTAATATAGTAACTGTAAAGCTGTCAAGCTGTGATTTTTAACGCTATCAGGCGGGAATTAGCTTTTAACGGGACTAACCGGGAATTAACTGTTTG